GGTATTGATAGACAAACACATTACAATTGGCTTAAGAAGGATCCCAAGTATGCGGCCAGTGTTTTAGATATTGAAAATGTAACATTAGATTTCGCTGAAAGTCATCTACATGAGCAAATAAGAGAGGGCAATGTAGCCGCAACTATATTTCTACTAAAAACAAAAGGAAAAAAGAGAGGGTATATCGAAAGGCAAGAAATACAACACGATAGCTCTATTGAAAGCAAACTAATCCAATGGACACCAGCAAACCAAAAAGAATAACAGAGTTTTGCAATAAACAATTTTACCAGGCAGTTAACTCAGATAAAAGATTAAACATATTTCAAGGCGGTACAAGATCTGGCAAATCCTGGAGTTTAATGCAATACTGTTTGTATTTAATGACTACTGAAAAAAAACCAATAGTTATATCAATAGTTCGTAAAACATTACCAGCATTAAAAAGATCAGTATTAAGGGATTTTTTGCATATATCTAAACAGTTAGGTATCTACTGGAACGGAGTGCATAATAAAACAGAAAATACATTTGATTACAAAGGGCATACGTTAGAGATGTTTAGTGCTGATGATGCACAAAAAATTAGAGGATCTGCCAGGGATTATCTTTTTTTGTCGGAGGGGAATGAACTATTTTTTGAAGATTTTCAACAGCTCGCCATGAGAACTAGAAAACAAATATATATTGATTTTAACCCATCTGATCCAGTACATTTTATTTATGATCTGGCTGAGCGAGATGATGCGGCTTTGTTTATATCTACATACAAAGACAATAAATTTTTGCCTAAAGAATTAGTAAAAGAAATTGAAAGGATTAAAGATAGGGATCCAGATTATTGGCGTGTTTATGGTGAAGGTCAAAGGGCCGAGTTTAGCGAAAAACAAGTATTTAAAAATTGGAATTATATCCCTTATAAGGATTTTCCAGAGTTAGAAGATGAGGTGCTAGGATGTGATTTTGGATATTCTCAGGATCCTCTGGCAATTGTTAAAATTGGTAAGCACAAAAACAATCTATATATCCATGAGCTTATATATAAAAAAGAAATGACTAACAGAGATATTGCCCAATTTATTAAAGAAATTGAAATGGATAGTTTGCTACTGTACTGCGATTCCGCTGAACCAAAATCTATTGAGGAGCTCCGCCAGATGTCAATTTTAGCAAAGGGAGCCACTAAAGGACCAGGAAGTATAAACTCATCTATTAGCTTATTAAAAGAATTTGATATATATGTTAGTGATGAATCATCAAACATTCTAAAAGAACAAATTAGCTATATATACGATGAATTAAAAGATGGTACAATTATTAATAAACCAAAAGCTAATCAAGCGGATCATTTGCTGGACAGTATCCGTTATGGTGTTTATAGTAGATGGCGAAACAGAAATGATTTTTTTGTTATATAATATAATAATTTTTTAATTTGTATTTTTACATAAAATTTTAATTAAATGGCTTCAATATTCGATCGGTTTAAATCTATAATTTCGACAAAATCACAAAACACAAACGAAAAATATAACAGAGCTATTTATAATTGGCTAGGTAATACCATCGTTTGGAATAGTGAAAGCGATGAAACATATATAAATGATGGTTATAGAAAAAATGCAACTATTTATTCTATTATTAATTTAATTACTAAAGCGGCATCGACAATTCCATTTCACATTTATAAAAAAGTAGATGATAATTCTTATAAAAGATATAAATCTTTACAAAGTGGCATTGCTGATCCTAACGTTATGCATAAAGCTAATATGTTTAAAAAACACGCATTAGTTGAATTAGAGCATACAGAATTACACAAATTATTAGAGCGACCAAATCCAGCTCAATCCTATGCTACTTGGATTGGTGAAATGATCGCATTTGGTAAGCTAACTGGCAATAGATACATCTACGGAATTGGGCCAGAAACTGGGCAAAACATAAATAAATATACTGAGCTTTACATTATGCCGAGCCAGATTATGGAAATAAATTCAGGCGGCATAATGAAGCCAGTTGAATCTTATACTATTCAATACAATGGCACATATCACATACCAGCCGAGCAAATGTGTCATATAAAAGATTTTAACCCATTTTATGATGGTACTGGATCTCATCTTTATGGTCAATCACCATTAAAAGCTGGTTTAAGAGCTATGACAACGAATAATGAAGCGGTTGAGAGTGGTGTTAAGTTTTTACAAAATCAAACAGCTAGGGGAATTTTAATGAGTGAAGAAGGTGATTTAAATGAAGTACAAGCGCAACAATTAAAAGATAAATTTAGAAAGGACCACCAGGGATCAAAAAAAGCTGGTGACATTATTATAACTCCAAAGAAATTATCATGGGTTAATTTTGGATTAAATGCTAGTGATATGAGTTTAATAGAGCAATACAATGCATCTATAAAAGATTTATGTAATATCTATAATGTGCCAGTAGTTTTATTAAACAATACTGAATCCAGCACATATAACAATGTTAAAGAAGCTAAAAAAGCATTATATCAAAATTGTGTTATACCAGAACTAATAAAGATTCAGGATGAATTAAATAGATGGTTGGCTCCTATGTATGGCGAAAATATTTGTATTGAATATGATTTTAGTGTAATTCCTGAACTACAAGAAGAAACAGATAAAATTGTTGATCAAATGAGTAAAGCATGGTGGCTAACTCCAAATGAAAAAAGGGCCGCAATGAGTTATGATCATGACCAAGATAATTCAATACTAAATGAATATTATATACCAGCTAATTTAATTCCAGCATCTGGTGCTGATATTGAAATGCCAGATATTGTTGAAACACCGATTGAAGAAATTGAGGTTAATGATGAATCTGAAATAAGTGAATAATGCCAACACCAAACCAAGGCGAAACAGAACGACATTTTATAGCTAGATGTGTTATTGATCAAGAATCTAGGGAAAGTTTCCCAGATGCGGACCAACGATTAGCATTTTGTTATTCTCAATATGAAAACAAAGATGAAAACTATTTGGATACTAAAACTTTTAAACTATCTAAAAAATTTGGTGATGCATGGAAAAACGCAAATGAAAAACAAAGATTAATCACTGAAAGGCGAAATGTAAAAAGATTTACAGCATTTTATAATAAGCAGTATAATTTAGCTATAAAAAATAAATTAGAATTAGATGATATTAGATACAGTGATTTGTTTAAATACAATGATTTAAGAAAATTATATGATGAACTATATTTAGATACTGGTTTGCATTTTGCAAAATGGTATGCTAGAACTTTTGATCTTTATATTGCCAAGGGAGTTAATCCAAAACAATATTTAAATCAGTGGCAATTAGCAATTATTGCCTATGCTCAAAAAAATACAGCTATAAATATTACTGGGGTTGCAAATACTGGTCGTAAAACAGCTATTAAAATTATACAACGATTATTTAGAGATCCAGATTTTGTAACACTTGGCCCAGCCGCAAAAGCTAGAATATTAAGAAAACAATTAAAAGGTTATTCAAAATATCAAGCTCTTAGAGTAGTAAGAACCGAAACAACAAGGGCCGCAAACTTTGGAATACAGCAATCCGCAACCTCTGTTTTTGCTGGTAGGGATTTAATTAAAAGGTGGTCAGCATCTTTAGATGGTAGAGAACGAGATTGGCATAATAGAGCTAATAACCAGGAACGACCAAAAAACGATCCTTTTTTAGTAGGTGGTGAGGCAATAATGCGACCTGGTGAAGGTTCTGCAAGAAATGTTATTAATTGTAGATGCTCCGCTGTTTATTTACCAGTTAAAGATGCCCAAACAATTAACCAATTAGAGGGCATGAATTTTGGTTTGGCTGGATCTACTGTTTTAGATTCTGTTGCAGTTACTAACGTAATGCGAGATGTAAATAATAGTTAAATTTAATTTAGTAATTTTGTAAAAAATAATAATTATGGATTTTATATACAAAGCGGCACCAATTGGCGATCAATTAATTGATTATGATGAAAAAAATGGAATCGTAAAAGGTTATGGATCTTATTTTGATAATAAAGACAGCGACCAGGATATTATAAGAAAAGGCGCATATCTTAAAACAATCCAAGAAAATGGCGATAGAGTAAAATACTTATATCAACATGATATGATGCAACCAATAGGAAAAATGAAGGAGCTGTTTGAGGATAAAAAAGGGTTGGTATTTGTTGCTGAAATCCCAAAAACACAGCTAGGAAATGATGTAATGGAGCTAATGAAAGCTGGAGTTATTACAGAAAATAGTGTTGGTATTATGCCAATAGTAAAAGAAAATAAAGGCGATTACAGAGAATTAAGAGAAGTTAAACTTTACGAAATTAGTGCTGTAACATTGGCCGCAAATGATCAAGCAAAAATCCTAGATGTAAAAGGGTTAAAAAACATTGATCAAGTTTATAAAAGATATGATAATATCTGTAAACTACTAAGAAAAGGCAACATCTCAAATGAGATGGGATATGCCCTAGAATCTGAAATATTAAAACTAAAAACATATTTTATTAATGCTACTCAGCCAGTTGAACCTACTGAGCCAGTCGAAAAGATGGTACAAGAACTTGATATTTACAAATATTTAATTAACAAACTTTAAAAAAATTCTATTAAAATGGATGAAAATGTAAAAAATCAGCTTGACCAATTAGGCGATATTATCGATGCTAAATTGGAAAAAGCTCATGGACAGGCAGTTGACTCAGCGACTGGCAAAGCAGATGAATCACTAAAAGGTGAGATCAAAAACTTGACACAAAAATTTACTGAACGTATGGATGCTATTGAAGTGTCTAGCAAAAAAAGATTTGACGCTACACAAAGAGAGGACAAATCATTTGGCGGAAATCTTGCAAAAGCTATCAAAGAAGGTGCTTTAGAAGGTATGAAAAATGGCGGTGCAAGATCATCAGCATTTGAAATAAAAGCTGATATGACAGTTGCGGCTGATTTCACTGGGGATGTGATCCCACCACAAAGAGTGCCAGGATATAAGTTTGATCCTACAACACCACAAAACATAAGACAATTAATTCCTATTGGTTCAACTAATAGCGATGTAATAAAATATGTTAAAGAAAGTGGATATACTAATGGAGCGGCTACAAAAGCCGAAGGTGCAACACTAGGGCAATCAGATTTTGATATGACTGCAACTGATGCAAATGTTAGAAAAATTGGAACGTATTTAAGAATCTCAGATGAGATGCTACACGATACACCACAAATTTCTAGCTATTTATCAGCTAGAGTTCCAGCTAAACTAATGGAAGTTGAAGATGACCAAATACTTGGCGGAAACGGATCAGCTCCTAATTTAGATGGATTTTATAACTCAGGAACAAATTTTGATGTTTCATCTAGTGGTAAATTTTACCAGTCAGTTGAAGCGGCAAATGAATTTGATGTATTAGTTGCGGCAATAAATCAACTACAATTATCAAACTACAAAGCAGATTATATTCTGTTAAATCCAACTGATTTTCACAAAATTCTTTTATTAAAAGATAGTACAAACAATTATCTTAAGGATCAAGTGTATCAAGGATTACAACCAAATTTTTTAGGTTGTCCAATCGCTGTTAATAACGAAGTTACTGCTGGAACATTTCTAGTTGGAAACTTTGCACAAGCGGCT